GGTGCAGATCCGTAATCTCATGGGATCAGCCGAGGAGATCAGAGCAGTCGATGGCACTAGCTTAGTCACTTGGAAGTCTAGCAAGATGAGCAAGCGCTTTAGCTCAGATCTATTCAGACAAGCGATGCCTAACATTTATGACAAGTTTGTAATTGAGCAGCCAGGTTCACGGAGGTTCTTAGTCAAATGAATAATATTGATTTTGCAATATGGGTGATGACAGCCAGTTCTGTCATAGATACAGTCCTAACTATTATGGAGAAATTAACATGAGTAATTTAGTCGCATATTCAGAGATGGAGCAGATGGCTACAGCAATCGCTGCTAGTGGTTTATTTGGCATGAAGGATAAAAACTCTGTGCTGGCACTGATGGCAGTAGCACAAGCAGAAGGGTTACATCCCGCTACAGCAGCACGGGATTTTCATATTATTCAGGGCAGACCAGCTCTTAAAGCAGACGCTATGCTGGCACGCTTTCAAAACGCAGGTGGCAAAGTCGAATGGAAGGATTACAAAGATGACAAAGTTACAGGAGTTTTTTCACACCCCAACGGGGGTGACCTTGCGGTTACATGGACCATTGAGCAAGCTACCAAAATCGGTCTTGTCAAACCTGGAAGCGGATGGCAAAAGTTCCCCAGAGCGATGCTACGAAGCCGTTGTATTTCAGAGGGGATTAGATCAGTTTTCCCAGGATCTGTTACTGGCTTCTACTCACCCGATGAAGTCGAAAACTTTGAAAGCCCGACCTCCAAGCCTAGAGAAGTAAAAGACATGGGATCAGTAGTGCCTAATATCGTTGATCTTAGCGCTATTCCCGATGACATCCCTGACATGGCTATACCGATGTATGTGCCAGGCACTGAAGAACCTTATGCACGCTATATCTGTCAAGCAGATTGGATCGAAGGGTTTGCAGAGATGCACGCTAAGATCCATGAATCAAGCAAGATGACGGCTGAGGAGAAGTTCGAGAAGATTAAAAAATTCAGGGAAGTTAATGAAGCCTATACAAAAACATTTGATGGCAATACAACAGCGAAGTTCTTATCACGATTACAAGCTATTAGAAAGGAAATCAACAATGGCTAACGGACATATCGCCCAGATGGGCAAAGGGGTGTTATTTCAAAACGAGAAAAAGCATGAGCGCTCACCTGATTGGAAAGGCACATTGTTGCTTTCTGAGGATTACAAAGCAGGTCAAACCCTCAAGATTGCAGGGTGGACTAAGCAAACGCCTAAAGGCAGCTTAATCTCTCTTTCTGAAGATAACTGGAAGCCAGATAATGGCGGTACTTATCCAAAGGAGGTCAATCGTGTTCAAGATTCTGATGTGCCTTTTTAGTCTGATTCTCATCAGCAATGCTTTTGCATACGAAAAATGCAGCAAGACTTCCGATGGAGAAATCTGTTGTTGGGATACCAACATTGATGGACCTTTCGGACCGCCTGGCTGTTAATGGTTGTTTTGAACCTACCCTACCCTCCAAGCGTAAATCATCTTTACATTAACGCTAGGGGTAGGCGCTTTCCAAACGCAAAAGCTAAAGCCTATAAAACCGCAGTGCAAGAGTATGTGGCTGAGTATCGAACACCAAAGTTCAATAATGCCAAGATTGCGCTGATTGTATGGGCTTATCCTCCTGATAAACGCAAACGGGATATATCTAATTTACTGAAGATTATTGAGGATAGTTTGCAAGATGCAGGAGTATTTGATGATGATTTCAACATTGATTTTATTGAGATCAAGCGTTGTGACATCAAAAAAGGTGGAGGATTAACAGTCATGATTGAAACGATGGAAGAATTTTCACTAGTCCAAGAGGAATCTGGCGTGAATTAGCCAGGTAGTTAGGGGTTGCGCCAGCCAACTACTTGGATAGCTGGCACTTATTAGGAGATAACATGAATACACCATACAACACTGGAAAAATTGAGATTGGTAAGTATTACCAAAAGGATTGCAGACCAGAGATGGATTCAGATGCCATTCTTTTGCAGACGGCTTTTCTTGATCCTGAGGGCTATCGCAAGCGCCATTTATCTGAGGTGCTGTATGTATGTTTAGTTATTGTTACGCTTTTTGGGTATTTCTTATTCTCATGATTGTTAGATTATCAGAACTAGATACCTACGAAATAGCGTGGGCAGCGCATGAACGCCATAAATACAAGCAGGATTGGCAAGTAAAAACGCAACGGGTAGATCAAAAGCGAGATGACTTTGCCATTACCAGAGAAGGCATGGCAGGAGAATGGGCAGTTAGTAAGGTAATTGATACGCCTGTTAATTTAGACTTACACCCTGGTGGTGATGCTGGTTGGGATTTTGAGTATTGCGGTATCAAGATTGATGTCAAGACAAGCAAGGCAAAGTACTTATTGTTTAATACATTAAGCAGTTTTAAGGCAGATTTAGCAGTGTTTGCAAGGTATTTGAATGAGTATCAAATAGAGCTAGTAGGTGCTATAACTAGGCAAGATTTTGTTGCAAAGCACCAATTGAAAAATTTTGGGTATGGGGATAAGTGTGTGGTTGATCCTCTTTTATTAAACGATGTTAGGGATTATTTATGAATAAGAAAATTTTTGTAGCTACACCAATGTATGGCGGTCAGTGCGCTGGTTACTATACGCAGTCAATTATGGAACTCAATATGTTGCTACAAAAGTCTGGAGTGGAAGCTCAGTACAGCTTTATGTTCAACGAGAGTTTGATTACTAGAGCAAGAAATTCGCTTACCAATGTCTTTATCAAGAGCGGATGCACTCACCTACTCTTTATTGATAGCGATATTAAGTTTAGGGGTGCTGACATCATGGCTATGCTTGAAGCAGATAAAGACATTATTTGCGGTATCTATCCTAAGAAAGAAATCAATTGGGATAGCGTTAAAAAGGCAATGGATAGCGGAGTACCACAGAATCAATTAAAGAGCTATACAGGCAGTTTTGTGGTCAATCTGGTGGATTACCAAGGTGAAGTGACTGTACCTGTTGGACAGCCTGTAGAGATCTTTAATGGCGGTACGGGTTTTATGATGATTAAGCGTGAAGTTTTTGAGCAATTATCAGACAAAGTGCCGTCTTACTTTAACGATGTCAATGATCTAAATGGTCAAGTAGGCATGAGGGAAGAAATCAAAGAATACTTTACTACCTCTATTGAACCTGAAACTGGTCGCTTGTTATCAGAAGATTATCACTTCTGCTACATTTGGCGCAAAGCTGGTGGCAAGGTCTATGCTGCTCCTTGGTGTCAGCTCAGCCATATAGGTACTTACGCTTTCGAAGGGCAGCTCATCCCTGCTCCATGATGCACCTGATTCGCCTAGTACCCAGTGATTCATAGCTCGATCTTTAGCCAGATACGCTCATGTACCCAGTACAGAGCTATCTTGGTGAACAGTTCAACAAAGGCAATACTGAAGGCTAGGCTTACAGTGCCAGTAATAATCCAAGATAAAGCAAAGGTGTCAAGGCTTCCAGTAACACGCCAAGACACCGCTTTTAATAAAGATTTATAGTGTGAATCTACCTGCATCCCCAACGCCTCCTAGCAGCTTTGCCACGCTCACCTTTCCAGTGTTTAGAGCGAGCGCAGAATGAGCGATGCCGACTGCCTGATTTTTGGGGTGCTTTTAGCTTTGATCCTGTGGCTCTGTTATATTTGGCACGCCCTTTCGCAGTCAAACCCCCGCCCTGGGAAACGGAGAGCTTCTCGCCACGACCAACGGAAAGATTAGGACCTCTTTTTCGCTCTGCCATGTTTTTTGCTCTTTCTTGCTGTGGAAAGTGAAGCAGCAACAGCTTGCTTTTGTGGGTAACCAGATCGAATCATCTCACGGATGTTCTTAGAAATGGTCTTTTTTGATGTGCCTTTAGACAGTGGCATTTGATATTCCTTTCATGAACATTAACTCCTCAGCTTGTCTGCGTCTTAACAAACCAGCCAAGTGTTTACCAGCAGCCATATCCCATTTTTCAAATTCATGGGCTGCACCTTCAAAATCCCCTGCATTAACCTTTTTAAGCAAAGTAGAGTTGTTTAGATTGCCACATCCGCAGTTAAAAGCAAAGTCCACAAGAGCATCAAATTCCTCTTGACTTACTTTAACGGTTAGCTTGGCATTAACATCTGCTTCTGCTCTTTTGACATCTTGTGCCAATAAATCTTCTGCTTGCTCTAAAGTAATGGTCATTCCTGGGTGAACATCAGGACCTGTATGACCGTAACCAATAGTCCAAGGATCTCCACCAGTTCCAGGATCAGGGTAAGCAGAAAGCCTAACGCCTTCAAAAGATTCCGTAAGATACAGACCATTTTTAGAATATTGCATTATTTCACCATCAGAGCGTTGTATTTTTGGATAACATCATTGCGCTCTATTTCTGAGATGGCGCATTGCTTTGCAAACCCGATAAGAACTTCGACATCTGGTTCAAGTAATCTGAATCCTTGACTTGGTACTGTAGGGGTGGTGGGTTGACTGCTTGGAAGGTTTGCGTTGTGCATCCCCCTAGACTGAGCAACAAGAGCGTTGTAGCGAGTTTCCAGTTCATCTTTGTCTTTCTGTGTTTGTTGAGCAATAACAGCTTGATCTTGAACTACCTTGATTTGTTCTGCAATAGCGTGTTCTACGGCTTCTACCTTGGCTTTTTCTTCGTAATAGCCATCAACACGATGGGTAATAAATGCCGTGCCTAGTGCAATAGCGATATAGAGATAAGTACTAATTGGTAGGGGAAACATCAGTGTCTTTCTGAGTAGCAGCTTTAGCTCCAATCATTACACCTGATCCACCTAAAACCGTTCCAAAACCTACGCCAAGTTGTGAGAAATCCATAGAGCCACCATGTAAAACATGAATGATAGCAATAGCCAAGAAGCCAAAAAGAGCAGCAACAGCGCAAACCCTAGCTGCACAATAGGTTTCATTATTATCCTCAGTAAGAATGTCTTTTAGCAGTTTCATTTCTTTGTGCTAATAGTGTCTTGACCTTTAGTAACAGTAACTTTATCTCCATCTACAGTTACAGACATAGGAGGTTCTTTGTCGGCAAGATGATCTAAACGCTGAATAAGTTGTTGAATAACTTGAAACTCTGGTTTTTCTTCTTTTTCAGTAGTGCCAGCAACGCCATTCATCATGTTGATGATAGCCATCAAAGCACCACCAGCCATACCAATTACAGCAGCAATCTTGGATGAATCAAGGAAAATGCTTGCTCCTACGGCAATCAAAATAATTGCTGTGATGTAAGCAAGACCATGCTTTCCAATGGATTTACCAGCTACTTCCTTTGCTGTTTCGAGTTGCTCATCCATTCCAAAATCCTTAGTTTGCAGGAGCTTCAAGAGCTGGAGTTTGCTCAATTGGCGCTGCGTCAGCAGGTATTTCTGGGGTTGGTTCTGGCGTTGGTTCTGGCGCTGAGGCAGTTGCTGGCTCTTGCTCTGGTGCTTCAGCATGAGCAACAAAACGCTGTAATAACTGATGAGCAAGGCTGCCCATCTCAATGCACTCTTTACTAACAAATGATTCAATTTTATCTAATAAGCTCATTTTAATATCCTACAGAAGTATTGTTGTTTGCAATTAAGTAACCCTCAATAGATACAGCCACAGTGGAGTTACCAGTGTTGGTATTAGCTTGCCACTGAATATCAGTACCAGCAGCATAAGGTGTTGGAGCTACCCGTCTAATTTCAAAGTTTCCAGTAAACGGTCTGCGAGTAAGAATCTGTACTACGCCAGCAGAACTAATTTGATATACCTGATAATTGTTATAGGCATTAGTCGAAATGGCTGGAGCAGTAGAAAATACTTGAGAACGAGTTAAATAGAAAGTGCTATTTGCTGGCACTGTGTACCAAGAGTTTTGTGACTTTCCTACACCAGTAACAATCTTGGCATAGGTATTAGAGGTGTTTCCATCTGCGCTAGTCAATGTTACATTCGCTGCGGGATTTCCAGACACCACAACAAGGTTGTTAACACGGAAATAGTTGTTAGCAGTAGCTACGCCAGTAGAACCGTTTAAGGTCACAATCTCGCTAATTGGGTTGTAATTAGCATCCAAACCGTTAATAGTTACTTTGGCAGTATCGCTACCAGTACCCGTCATCAACATAGAAATGGCAGATGAAGGGTAGGTATAGGCAGTATTGTTCTCCCAAATAGGGATGTAATTAGTACCTACAGTGGTTTGATAACCGTAAATGCTAACTACGGAATGATAAGGAATTTGACCTCTGGCAGCTTGTAGATCGAATGGTTCAGATCTACCATGCTGTGTCATCGAGAAGGTAGATTGTGTAGCCATTAGTAGATACTCTTTTTGCCAGCGTTGCCAGGTTTAGTAGTCTTAGAATCTTTGGTGTTATTGTTTCCATCAAAGTTAAAAACACTCATAAATCCTGATGGAATCTTGCCAGTCAAGGTTGTGTTGATTCCACCCATAGATCCATCACGGGGTAGTTGTGGGCGAACAGACTTAGCGATTTGCTGGTTATATTCTGTTGGTCTTTTATGGGGTTGACCGCCTGTACTACCCGTTGTTTTCGGCTTTAAGCTCATTTTTGTTCCTTTCTTTGGTATTGACTACAAGATAACTGAATATTAC